ATGTGTCTTGACCAATATCAATGGGATCAAAATCCTAATTTGATGAAAGAAAGACCGAAACATGATGGGGCATCGCATATGGCTGATGCTATGCGATATGCGTTGTATACATTTGAAACTACAGCCACCTCGTTTTAGTAACAGTTGGGAAAAATACTTCTTGACTTTTGGTGTATATATTGGTATAATTGTTTTTAAGAGTAAGATATGAAATTTAAAAGAGATTTAGTTAAATACGTGAGAGATAAAGCTAAATCACAGTATAAAAAAGAAAACGAGTGTTATATATGTGGCAACACAGATAATTTAGATTTTCACCACTATTACGGATTAACCGAACTGTTAGAGACTTGGCTACGTGAGAAGGATATAAATATAGAGAATGAACAAGCTATCCTAGATGTTCGAGAAGAATTCATTAGTGAAAATTATGAGAAGGTTTATAACAAAACAGTTACTCTCTGCCATCAGCACCATTTGAGGTTACACTCAATATACGGAAAGCGACCCCAACTAATCACAGCAGAGAAACAAGAAAGGTGGGTCGGGAAACAAAGAGAAAAATATGGCATGGTACGATAGATTTTTAGGAATTAACAGAGAGGAGACGGAGGAAAAATTAAATCCTTCGCAATACGTCATATCCCGAAACGAGGGTATGACCATCGACTCACGCGAAATTGTTACTAATTACAGAAATGCTTACGAAGATTTAGAAGTAGTTAATAGAGCAGTAAATATGATCGTTGATGATGTTGCTGAAATACCTTTTAATGTTGGTGAGCAAAGAACTGGCACTAATAATATAGTAAAAAACATTCGTAGAGTAAAGGTAGATACATTACTTAATAGAGAACCAAACCCTTTTCAAGACGTAAGTACATTTAAAAGAAATCTGATAATTGACTTACTAATTGATGGGAATATATTTATATATTTTGATGGTGCTCATATGTATCATCTACCAGCAGAAAAAGTAACAATATATTCAGACGATGATACTTATATTGAAAAGTATACGTTTGATAATAGTATAGATTATAGTGTTGACGAGATTATACACATAAAAGAAAATAGCTTTAACTCCATTTATCGTGGAGTCCCAAGATTAAAGCCTGCATTTAGAACTATGCAGCTACTTGGTAGCATGAGAAAGTTTCAAGATAACTTTTTCAAGAATGGAGCAGTTCCAGGATTAGTACTAAAAAGTCCTAACACTCTTTCTGAAAAAATAAAAGAAAGAATGTTAGCAGCTTGGAGTATGAGATATAATCCAAATACTGGTGGTCGAAGACCATTAATACTTGATGGAGGACTTGAAGTAGAGCCAATGTCTCAGATTAATTTCAGAGAGCTCGACTTTCAAGAATCAATAAAAGCTAACGAGAAGATAATTCTCGAAAGCATGGGAGTACCACCGATACTTATGGACGGTGGTAATAATGCAAACATAAGACCAAATCATAGACTTTATTATTTAGAGACTATATTACCTATAGTTAGAAAAATGAGCTATGCTTTGGAAAGATATTTTGGATTTATTCTTACTGAAGATGTAACAGGTATTCCTGCATTACAGCCTGAGTTAAGAGATCAAGCAGCTTATTATGCTACACTTGTAAATACAGGAATTATAAGTGCAAATGAAGCAAGAGAAGCTATGGGTAAAGATCCAATAGACGGATTTGATGAACCTCGCGTTCCTGTGAACTTAGCGGGCTCATCTGTTAATCCAGAGCAAGGAGGACGACCAGAAGAGAGTTCTCCAGAAGAGGAATAAATATGACAAAGAATATGATGGTTAAAGCTGTTTCTGATTACTTCGCTGAAAAGGGAGTAGAAGGAATGGATTTAGCAGAATATAAATCACAGGGGTCGGAAGTTCCTGTTAAGGACTACATGCTTAGACGAGCATTTGGTTCTTGGAGCAGAGTACTTTCTGTGGTTAAAAATAGATATCCTGTTTCTGTCACTCCTGTCGAGGTTGAAGAACCTAAAGCAGCACCTAAGCCAAAAGCTGAGGTGAAAGTGGAGAAAGAAGATGTCGAATAAAATTTTTCATTGGACTAATACTTTTAAAGCCCTAGGCGAAACCGATGATGGTGGAATAGACATCAAAGGTTCTGCAAGTACAAATGCACTAGATAGAGCTGGTGATATTATCGAACCAGAAGCATGGACAAAAGGTGGATTGGAAAACTATAAAGGTAATCCAGTTTTACTTTTTAATCATGACTATAATAGACCTATCGGTAGAGCAACAGGGTTAGAAATAACTCCAAAAGGTTTAGAAATATCAGGTAGAATTTCTAAAGCGGCTGGTGAAATTAAAGATTTAGTGAAAGATGGTGTCCTTGGAGCGTTTTCTGTCGGCTTCAGAGTCAAGGATGCAGATTATATGACCGAAACTGACGGATATAAAATAAAGGACGCTGAATTATTTGAAGTGTCAGTGGTATCAGTACCTTGCAATCAGGGAGCAACCTTCTCTGTAGCAAAGTCTTTTGATAACATGGACGATTATAATAAGTTCAAAAAGCAATTTATAAAGGCTAACTCAGATGCAACAGCAGACGCTGTGAAAGTTGAGCAGCCAAGTGGGGAGAAATCCCAAAAAATGGAGACTGATATGTCAGTAGAAAAAACGAATCCTGAAACTTCTCCAGAGTTCGACCTTGACAAGTTCGCATCAGAGGCAGCTGAAAAAGCTGTAGCTCAATACGCAATGAAGCAAGCAGAACTTAAAGCAGCAGAAGAGAAAGCTAAAACAGAAGCAGCTGAAAAAGCCGCTCAAGTAGAAGCTAGTGAAAAGGCTGCTCAAGAAGCTGATCAGGAAAAACAAAAAATTGTTGTAAAAGCAAGCATGACAGGAGCTGAAAAGCTTGTCGCTGATGTGGAGAAACGAGTCACTGAAAATCATGAAGATTTAGAGAAAGTTGTTAAATCACTGGAATCTGAATTAATGGAGAAATCCGAAGAAATCATGAAAATCAGGGAGTCAAAAAGAATCTTTGCAGACAGACAAGGTCAAGGCGACTGGAAAAAAGCTTTTGAAAAGGATATCTTAGATGCAAAATTTGCTGGTCTAGCGACTGGTAAAGGCTGGGATAATTCTTATGCACGAGGTGTTATGGAAAAAGTAAACGCACATTCAGGTGTTGCGGTTTCTAGCGCAGATTTCGAGCAAATTGTTTCAACAAACATCGAAAGAGATATTCAGAATGAGTTAGTATTAGCACCTCTATTCAGAGAGATACCAATGACTTCTGCAAATATGATAATTCCAATCTTGCCAGACGCAGGATATGCTGAGTTTACTGGAAACCAAGCTGCTAGTGGTTCTTCACCACATGGTAACTTGGCAGAAAGAGGCGACGCTTACAATCCGGGTTCAGCAGGTGGAGTTGACTTAACAGAAAAAACTCTTTCAACAGTGAAATTAATTTCACAATCCTTCTTAGGAAATGAAACTGAAGAAGATGCAATTATGCCAATCTTACCTCTCATTAGAGAATCAATGGTAAGGTCACATGCAAGGGGTATTGAAAATGCTATTTTAGCTGGTAATAACTCTGCAAACGGTGTATATTCATCAGGTGCGTTTGATGGTTTAATCCAAATAGCAGCACAAGATGATAGTTCTGGTTCACACGCAACTGCCTCAGGCACCGCGTTTGCAACAGACAAAATAGTTGCAACTGATTTGTTAGCGATGAGAAAAGCTATGGGTAAATATGGTGTTAATCCATCAGATGTTGTTTACTTAGTTTCACAAAGAAGTTACTTTGAACTACTCGAAGATGCTGAGTTCCAAGATGCTAACCTAGTTGGCGACATGGCAACTAAGCTATCAGGTGAGATTGGTCAGGTCTTTGGATCAAGAGTATTACTAGTAGACGAATTTGCAGCACCAGCTGTAAGTAAAGTCCACGCTATAGCATTAAATGCTAGGAACTATGTAATGCCTAGATTGAGAGGTGTAACCATCGAATCAGATTACGAAGTAGCAAACCAAAGACGAGTCCTTGTGGCATCACAAAGACTTGGTTTCACAGACCTAATTAACGCAGCAACTTCCGTTCACATCAGAAGTTATAAAGCTAGTTAATAGCTAACGCTAAGGCTTGAGGGGAGCCTATCCCCTCACTTTTTAAAAATTATGGCAAATTTAGTAACACTACAACAATACAAAGACTTCGCGGGCATCAAAGGTGTAAACGAAGACGCCAAGATAAATGTTATATTGCCTGCAATTAGTCAAGCAGTAAAAACATATTGTGGCACTAGTTTTATTGACTTTTATAGCTCAGATAAAACGGAGTTCTTTGATATAACCGATAACTCGACTACTGCAGTAATGGTAGACGAGAGTCCGCTTGTGAGTGTTAGCCAGGTACAGGAAAGAGAAGGTCAATCTGGTAGTTATGTTACTTTGATTACAGAAAATTCAAACTCGAGTGGAAAATATGAGTATATTGTAGACACTGGGTTGGATATGGTAAGAAGAACTACAGCTACAGGAGATAAAGCATTTCCTAAAGGGAGAAAAGCAGTAAAAGTCGTGTATCGATCTGGATATGCTTCTACTCCAAGTGATTTGAAACTTGCATGTTTTGATTTAGTTAAGTACTATTTAAAAGATGAAAG